GATAGTGATGTAGCTACATATCGCGCTGCGGTACTTAGCGCTTGCACCACAATCGAGGGAGCTATCATAGGTGCAGCAGATATGTCTGCCTTCAAAGTTCTGTTTGATACTCCGGTAGGTGGAAACGCACCAATACACGATTGGCCCGAACAAGGGGGTACAGACTAATGGCCTCTACATTCACAACTAACTTCGGCTTTGAAGCTGTTGCCACAGGCGACCAAGCGGGTACGTGGGGGACAACCACCAATTTCAATCTCGACATTCTGGATCGTATTGCCTCTTACAAGGCCGTTACTTTATCGGATGCGTCTACGGCGACCCTAACGGTTCGAGAAGCGTCCCCAGGAGAAGCCACTGAAAATCTACAAGACGGAATGTTCCGTGTAATTAAGTTCACGGGTGCTTTAAGTCAACTCTGTACTATTACGATTGCTCCTAATACTACCAAAGCATGGTTTATTTTTGAGAATGCAACCACGGACGCTGGTTCCAGTGGTCCTTATTCCATTGTTTTTAGCCAAGGCTCTGGCGCAGATGTTACGTTACAAAACGGCAAGAATGTAATTGTCTATTGCGACGGGGCTGGGAGTGGAGCCGTCGTTGCGAACGCTCTTTCTGATATTCAAGTAACTACCCTGGAAGTAACAGGAACCTCTGCTTTGGACGGAGCGGTGACTTCTTCTGCCGGTATTACGACAGCAAAAGAGGACAGTGGCACGAATACAGTGCTAAATCCTCTTATTGTAAAAAGAACGAGTAGTGGCACACCAGCCGCTGGAATTGGTACGGGCATTGAATTTACGACGGAAACCGCTGCGGGTAACAATGAAATAGGGCATACCATTCAATCCGTCACCACTGACGTTTCCTCTGGGGGGGAAGATTTTGACTTGGTTATTAATACCATGGTCGGTGGTGCGACAGCCGCTGAGAAAGCTCGTCTTACGAGCGCGGGTGTATGGACCGTGGACTCCATTACTTCTTTAGCCACAAACGGCGATCTTACCCTGGCTGGCAACGGCACAGGGGTCCCGGATCTGGAATCTGGGTTCAAGGTAAACGGCTCTGCTGGAGTACCGACTGCTTCTATTCAAGACAACGCGGTAACCATAGCCAAGATGGCTGGATTAGCCAGAGGTTCTATTATTTCCGGGGACAGCAGCGGAGATCCTGCGGCATTAGCTGTTGGATCCGCGAACACGGTTCTTCAATCTGATGGAACGGATGCTTCCTATGGAACGGTAGCTACCGCCATGATTGCGGATGATGCCGTAACCTTGGCAAAGGTGGCGGATGATGCGGTGGGAGTAGCCCAACTAAGTGCGACAGGTACGGCCTCTTCGAGCGTTTTCTTGCGAGGCGACAATGCTTGGGCGGCGGCAGCGGATAACTTTGCTTCTTCTCTTTTGCATATACGAGATGAAAAAGCAGATGGAACTGTTGCTCAAAGTCTTAGTAGCGGAAGTTGGACCAAACGGGATTTAAACACTGTAAAAACTAATGAGATAACGGGAGCTTCTGTTTCTTCCAGTACCATGACTATCCCTGCTGGAAGTTACTATATTTCTTGTTCTGCCCCCGCTGACTCATGCGATCTTCATAAGTTACGATTACAGAATACCACAGATGGAACTACTTTACTCGTTGGTGTGAATGCAGATGACGGGGGTCTAAATACTACTTTAGCAACTATGGATGGACGCTTCACGCTTTCAGGGTCTAAGTCCGTTGAGTTGCAACATCGTGTAAGCACCAGTGGCACGGGTGGTGTAGCCTGTACTTTTGGTGTTGTTGAAGTATACGCGGATGTACAGATTTGGAAGATCTAAATGCCGTTAACCAAGATTACTTTTGTTCCGGGGGTTAACAAAGAGGCTACTTCCTATGCCAGTGAAAACGGATGGTTTGACTCAAACCTTATTCGTTTTCGCAAAGGTCGCCCTGAAAAGATGGGGGGCTGGACCCGACTTAGCTCCGATACAATAGAAGGCACTCCACGATCTCTGCACATATGGTCGGCGCTCGATGGGGCTAACTATATGGGGGTAGGTACAGACAGCAAATTCTATGTGGAGGAAGGTGGTGCGTATAACGACGTAACCCCGGTTCGTAGAACTGCAACGCTTGCCAGTAATCCCTTTACAACGGGGGATGCAGGAAGTGCCGTAGTAACCGTTACAGATCCCGGCCATGGAGCGGTAACCAATGACTTTGTGACCTTTTCCGGTGCAACTACGACAGATGGAATTACTGCTGCTCAACTGAATACCGAGCACCAGATCACGATTATAGACGCCAACAGTTACACTATTACTACGGCTGGTTCCGCTTCTTCCGGGGACACAGCAGGAGGGGGAACCCCAACGGCTATTTACCAGATCAACTCTGGTTTGACGGTCAGTGTAGGAGGTATTGGTTTTGGTGCCGGTCTTTTTGGTGGCCCAACTTCTACTTATTCCCAGACCACGCTCAATGGTCTTATTTCAGATTCCGCTACCTCTATTATTCTTACAAGTGCAACAGATTTTGAAACCGCTGCCAGCACACTTAGTGCCAACGTCACTCTTACCAGTGACTCGATTTCTCTTGCCTCCGGTAGTGCGTTCCCGGACAAAGGAACCATTCTTGTTGGAAGTGAGAAGATACGATACGGAACGAAGACCGATAACGTATTGAGTGACTTAACTCGAAACACCGATGGCACCACTATCGCAACCCATAGCAGCAGTGCTGCTGTTACGTTTGTGGGTCTGATCCAGATCGAAGATGAGTTAATCCAGTATACGGGGAAAACTTCCCAGACGCTGGATGCGGGAGTGGTGAGAGGAGTTCGAGGAACTACGGCAGCGGCTCACGCTGATGCCACGATTGTTAAAGAAGCGAACGACTTCACCACTTTTGGTGGAGCTACTGCCAGTACGTCCACTTTGCAGTTGAGGCTTTGGTCACAGGACAACTGGGGGGAAGACCTTGCCTTTTGCCCCGTAGACAGTACTCCTTACTATTGGGACAAGACCTTGGGGTTAGGTGCTCGTGCTACTACTTTTGCATCCCAGACGGGTGCTTCTGATGCACCCACTATCACCCATCAGATCATGGTTTCAGGTGCAGACAGACATGTAGTTGCGCTTGGCTGCAATGCTCTGGGAGAAACTACTCAAGATTTGTTGATGGTGCGCTGGTCAGATCAGGAATCTCCTTTTGATTGGACTCCTACGGCTACCAACACATCAGGAAGCCAACGTCTGTCTACAGGGTCCGAGATTATAGCGGCCCAAAAAACAAGACAGGAAATTCTAATCTGGACCGACGTGTCCCTCTACAGCATGAGGTTTACCGGCCCACCCTTTACGTTTGGGTTTGCACTGGTGTCCAACAACATCTCCGCCATCTCTCCCAATGCCGTGGTTGCCATAGGGGACCGTATCTTCTGGATGGACCGCGAGAACTTCTACACCTACACGGGACGTGCCGAAGTGATCCCATGCACGGTACTGCGGTACATCTTCGATGACATCAATCTGGCGCAAAGCCGTAAGTTCTTTGCTGGGGCCAACCGCATGTTCAACGAGATCTTTTTCTTTTATGTGTCCTCCGATGCCACGGAAATAGACCGCTATGCCAAGTTCAACTACACCGAAAATACATGGGATATTGGTACACTGTCGCGTACCGCATGGGTGGACTTTGGTATTCACGACAATCCCAGAGGAGCGGGGGCCGCGAGTTCCGTTGAATACATCTATAACCATGAGAACACAGAGAACGATGACGGAAGCGCGATGGAATCCTTTATCGAGTCTGCCGATTTCGATATCGGAGATGGCAACGAGTTCCTGTTTGTCAGCAAACTTATTCCAGATGTCGTAGTAACGGGAACAGATGCCGAGGTTGGTTATGTTATCAAAACAAGGTCCTTCCCTGGTGACAGTTTGGTGACCGAAGCTTCTGCGACTATCACTGCCACTACCCAACAGTCCGATATCCGCTGCCGTGGAAGAAGTGCTACCCTTCGCGTATCCAGCGCCAAGACAGACACCTCGTGGACTTTGGGTGATACACGCCTCTCTGTCCGTCCAGATGGGAGAAGGTAATGGCATCCTTGCTTGACCACTCCTTTCCAATGGTTCCAGAGGAATACGACTTCAATACTTTTGCCAGGATTATGAGAGATTTGGAAATGGCCCTGACCAAGTTCGATTTTCCAGCCGTAATGAGCGGGGAAGACGATACCAAGGGTCTTAGCTGGTTTATGGACTAGAAATGGCTTCTGCGTACAAGAATATAGGGACTTTGGTCGGTTCGACGGGGGATGTCACCATTTATACGTGTCCCACGGCAACAGAAGCTGTTGTAAAGAACATAAATCTGTATAATAGCCACAGTGGAAATGTAATAGTATTATCAAAGATAAACGACAGTTCCGCTTCTACATTGGTGGTACTTGCCAATACCACGATTGCCACGACAGTTACCTCGTCCCTCACTGGTCCTTTTGTTCTGGAGGACGGTGATACGCTCATACTCAATTGTGATGTAGCATCAAAAATATACGCATTCGCCAGCGTATTGGAGCTTTCGTGATGACCCAGCAAACTCCCGCAATTTTCTCAGATAAAGGTCTTGCTTCCTACGGGGAAGCTTCTGAGGACTACGAACTCGCCCCCATTGGAATTGCTTCCATGCCGGAGCAAGTCAAAAGACTGGCGGAATTTGGGCGAAATGGAGACATTTATGTGATCCATGCCGCCGAAGGGGAAACGGTCATCCCGATGGAGGTGCTGGACGCAAATCCCCAGATCAAGGCTCTTCTGTTTAATCAGATGGAGGAAATGGGGCTTGACCCGGAACGCTACATAATAGGAAACGAACTGAACAGCATTAACCCGGTTACTGGAATGCCGGAGTTTTTTTCTTTCAATCCTTTCAAAGCTGTTAAGAAAGTAGTCAAGAAAGTAGTCAATATAGCCAAGAAGATTGCGCCTATTGCCCTTCCCCTAATTGGTGCCACAATTGGAATACCCTTCTTACCCGCCGCTTTTTTTGGTCCCGGAATGATGGGATCCATGGCGTTAACTTCTGGAATTGGGACGCTGATAGGAGGAGGTAGTTTAAAAGATGCCTTCAAATCAGCACTTATATCCGGAGGAACCACCGGAATCTTGCAAGGCTTTGGAGGTATGAAAGGCGGTAAGGGGTGGGCTGGTTTTAAAAAGGGGTTTACCGACGCAGCGTATAATCCAGAGTACGCCAAACTAGTAGAAGCACAGGCACTCCAGAGCGCTGCAACCAAAAATCTTGCAGGTTCTTCAGCTTTAAAGTTGGATCCTCGTGCTACGTTTGACGTAAATCCTAATCCCTTATCTCAACCTAACGTTGGGGATAACTACCTTCGTGCTGCTCCCGATGTGTCGTCAGTGCAAGTGCCAGTGTCTAACGATTTATCTGGAGCACTCTCAATAGCAGATCCAGCCTTACCTGCTTCATTACCACCGCCTAGTACAACCACTGGAGATTTAACGTTTGGAAGGATACAACCTGTCACAAGCATTAACGCTCCAACTGCTTTGGACGCAAGAACAGTCCTTGAGATTGGCGACACGGCTGCGTCTACGGAACCTTGGCTAGATAAGTTGTCTCCCAGTAAATTTATAAAAGGCTATACGGATATCTTAGGGGAACCCAGCAACATCAAGGATTTGGCTCTAATTGGTGGCGGCTTATACGCAGGAGGTGCCTTCACACCAGCCGAGGAAGAAGATCCGGAAGAAGTACAACAAGCAGCTCTGGATGCCCTCGATCCTATCGTAATTGATCCGTTAGCGGCACAAGCAGCCCAAATAGATGTCACCACGCAAATCCCGACCACTACAGCGGAAGAACTCCTGCAACCGAGCATTTTTGCTGCTCAGGGCGGAGCTGTTAGTTACCCACGCAGGGAAGCCCTCGTAGAGGGGCCGGGGACCACGACCTCCGACGACATCCCCGCGATGCTGTCAGACGGAGAGTTCGTCATTAATTCAAAAGCTGTTCAAGGTGCTGATCCTTCAGGGAGGGGGAACCGTTACGCAGGGGCACAGAACCTCTACAACATGATGCGTAACTTCGAGATGAGGGCGTAATCATGGCGACAACAACCATCCAAGAACAAATTGTCCGCGAAGCCCCTGAAATAGAGGCCATAAAACTTGGTCTTCTTCAGTCTGGAAAACAACTTGCCGATCTCCCAGTAACGCTGCCGGAGCAGCGAGTTGCCGGGTTTGCCCCACTTCAAGAACAAGCTATCACAGGGATCACAGGTCCGCAGGGTGTCGGAGCCTACCTCCCAGGACTTACTGCCGGTCAAGGCACCTTCGGAACGGGACTGGGTACACTAGGAACAGCCCTGGGCACAATTGGAGGTGCTCTGGCCCCCACCGCAGAAGCAAGAACGGCTGCTTTGGGAACTGCCGGTCTTTTCGCTCCCACCGACCTAACTCCGTATACCAATCCTTTCCAGCAAGCGGTCATTGACACCACGCTGCAAAGACTGGATGAAGAAGGGTTACGGGCACAAAACCAACTTGGAGCACAAGCAACTCAAGCAGGGGCATTTGGTGGTAGTCGCTTTGGTGTTGAATCCGCGCAGCTTGGAGAAAATCTTCAGGATGCACGAGCCAGGGTTCTCGCTCAGTTAAATGCCCAGAATTATCTTCAGGCATTGCAAACCGGACAGTCGGCGTTCCAGAACCAGCAAGCACGCCAACAGCAGCAAGCCCAATTACTTTCTGGCATTGGTGGCCTAACCGCCCAGATTGGGGGGCAGCAAGCCGGTATCGGTGCCCAGCAAGCCGCCATAGGTGGTCAGCAGATAGGTGCCGGTCAGGCCGCGCAGCAATCCGGACTAAAGGATCTTGCCGCATTGCAACAAATGGGCGGTCAGCAGCAGCAGTTGCAACAGGCTCTGTTAGACGCAGAGCGCACCAACGCAATGAAACAGCTTTACGAGCCGTACTCACGGGTGGCTTTCCTTTCCGACATTTACAAAGGCGCACCCTCCACCCAAACCAGTCTGGGTGCCCTCACTTCACCCAGCGCACCAGCACCAAGTACCTTCCAGCAAATTGCTGGGGCGGGAACCGGCCTTCTGGGGCTTGGAGTAGCTGGTCAGCAACTAGGAGGCTTGTTCTCATAATGCCCGGTAATATCTATGATCGAAGAATGTTCCGCATGGCAAACGGTGGCATGATGCCTCCGATGGCAGCGGGACCGCCCATGCAACCTGCAATGCCGCCACAAGGCGCACTGCCACCGGAACTTGCCGCCATGATGGGAGGCGGTGGTGGGCAACCCCCTCTGACCGACCCATCCC